ATTTAGTATTGATACATTAGGTAGTAAAGATAGTTTAACACATTTAGATATAAGGAGAATGATAAATGAGCACAATTGAAGATTATATATATGTTAAAAATCATATACCCACAGAGGTGTGTGAAGCATTAATAGATGAGTGTAATAAAAAAGAATGGAGAAAACATACTTGGAATAATTATGCTGCAGGAACTTCTAGTTCTGAACCTACAAAAGAATTAGATGTAATGCCTTGCACACAAGAACAACAAAATAAAATTACACCCTATTTAGTAAAAGCATTAGATGCTTATCAAACAAAACATACTTGGCCAGGAGACAAGACTCAAGGACCATGGCTTACAAAATTTAGTCCCATACGATTTAATAAATATGAAGTAGGCACTATGATGAGAGAACACTACGATCATATCCATAGTATATTTGATGGTCAAATGAAAGGGGTGCCGATAGTATCTATTGTAGCAAATCTAAATGAAGACTACGAAGGCTGTGAATTTTATTGCAGAGGTAAAGAAATTAAGCTAAAAACAGGAGATATACTTTTATTTCCGTCGAACTTTATGTATCCACACGAAGTAAAAGAAGCAACCAAAGGCACTAGATATTCATTTGTAAGCTGGGCCTTTTAGTAATATAAAGGGCTATATGCTACAAAAAGTAAGATTTGCACCAGGATTTAATAAACAAGTTACAGCCACCGAAGGTGAGGGCCAATGGGTTTCAGGTGATAATGTTAGATTTAGATATGGTTATCCAGAAAAAATAGGTGGTTGGGCACAGTTAGGTTCTATATCTTTAACAGGACGTAATACAGCTATACACCATTTTGTAAATACAGCAGGAATTAAATACGCAGCATTAGGAACAAACAGAATTTTATATATATACTCAGGTGGTATTTTTTATGACGTACATCCAATAAAAGCTACTACAACTTTAACATCAGCGTTTAGTACAACTAATGGATCCGCAGCTGTAACTTTAACTTTTGCATCAGCACACAATATAAACAAAGGTGATGTAATTTTATTAGATAGTTTTACAAGCATCACTAATTCTAATTTTGGATCTAGTGATTTTACAGATATAAAATTTATGGTAACTTCAATACCAACTGACACTACTTTAACTATTACTATGCCATCTAACGAAAGTGGTTCTGGAGCAAGCACTTCTGGTGGTATTAGAGTACAACATTATTATCCAGTAGGACCAGCAGTTGAGGTAGCATCAACAGGTTGGGGTCTTGGATCATGGGGTGGTCAAGCACAAGGACAGTTTACATCAACATTGTCATCAGGAATAAATACTAGTGTAACATCATTAACAATGGCAAGTTCAACATCGTTTGCATCATCAGGTACAGTACAAATAGGAAATGAATTAATTACTTATACAGGAAATAGCGGTGGAACACTATCAGGATTAACAAGAGGTGCAAATGGTACAACAGCTGCAACACACTCATCAGGTGCAACAGTTACAGATGCATCTAATTATTTTGCATGGAATTCTGCAGCATCTGGAGATATTGTAACTGATCCAGGTTTGTGGTCATTAGATAATTTTGGCAATAAAGTTGTTGCAACTATATTTAATGGTGAAACATTTACATGGGATTCAAACGCAGACAATGCAACAAACACAAGAGCAGCAATTGCAAGTGGTGCACCAACAGCGTCTCGTGATATGTTGGTATCTACACCCGATCGTCACTTAGTATTTTTTGGTACAGAAACAACTATAGGAACTAAATCTACACAAGACGAAATGTTTATAAGATTTTCTTCTCAAGAAGACATTACAGATTATACACCTACAGCAACCAACAGTGCGGGTACACAAAGACTGGCCGACGGATCACGGATCGTTGGTGCGTTAAGAGGTAGAAATGCAATTTACGTTTGGACTGACACTGCATTATTTATTATGCGATTTGTTGGTGCACCTTTTACATTTGCTTTTGAACAAGTTGGTACTAACTGTGGATTAATTGGCAAGAACGCTTGCGTTGAAGTTGACGGTACAGCATATTGGATGTCAGAAAATGGTTTCTTTAGGTATGGTGGACAGTTAGAATCATTACCATGTTTAGTAGAAGATTTTGTTTACGATGATATTAATACAATTCCAAAACAACATATTAATGCAGGCCTTAATAATTTGTTTGGTGAGATAAGTTGGTTTTATCCTAACTCAGGATCTAACACAGTTAACAGAGTTGTAACATACAACTACATTGATTCATCACCACAAAGACCTATATGGACAACAGGCACATTAGACAGAACAGCTTGGTCTGATTCTGCAGTGTTTGGTAAACCTCATGCATCACAATATGTATCAGACGATAATGGTACATCTGGCTCAGCAACTTACGTGCAGGGTAATACAGATGGCACATCAATATATTATGAACATGAAACAGGGTTAGATCAAATTAAAGAAGGAGCAACGTCTGCTATTACAGCTTCAATTGAATCTGGAGATTTTGACATAGGGTTAACTCAAGATGGTGGCGCATCATTAAAAGGTGATGGTGAATTTATGATGAAAATTAGAAGAGTATTACCAGACTTTTTAGCACAAACAGGTGATACTAGAATTACTTTAAATTTAAGAGATTTTCCAAATGACACACAAGCAAGTTCTACATTAGGTCCATTTACAATAAGTAGTGGTACACAAAAAATAGATACACGTGCACGTGCTAGATCTATATCTTTAAAAGTTGATAACACAAGCACAAGTCAATTTTGGAAACTAGGCACATTTAGATTAGACATACAACCGGATGGTAGAAGATAATGGAAAACGAATTTGATTTTTTTAATCAATTAAGTCTTAGTGATTTAGACAGAAGTAGATTAGGTGGTTATGGAACATTTGATTACACTGCACCTATTGCAAATATAAATACAGCTTCTAATACAAATCTTAATACAGGCATAAAAACTGTTGCACCAATAAACATAATTCCTGCACCAATAAAACCTTTTATAAATCAAAATATTGGTAATAATAATGATGGTGGTATTCCAACTTTAAAAAGATCAACCTATAATGCAATTTTAGAAGATGAAGTAAATCAAAAAGATTTAGAAGATGCAAAGAAAGATACTAATGTAAGTAATTTACTTAACATGGGTTTAATAAATCAAGCCCAAAATTATGTAAAAAATAATTATGGTTATATGATAATGAATGCAATATTTCCTGGTTCAGGAATTGTTGCTAAAGGAATTGTTGAAAACAAAAAGAAAAAAGAAGCAGAAAAACAAGCTATAGAAAAACAAGCTATAGAACAAGCTAGAAAAGAAAAAGAAATGCAAGATATAATTAGAGCTGCAGAAAAAGAAGCTGCAGCAATAGCAGCAGTAAGAGCACAACAAGCTAGAGATGAGGCAAGGTATAGAACTCAACCTGGACAGTATGGTGGATCTAATAGACAAACTGAAAGAGAACAAGCTGGACCAGGATATAGTGGTTCAGGAAAAGCTTCTGATATGGGATCTTTTGCAAATGGAGGCATCGTTACTTTATAATGGCTAGAATTACACAGGTACTTACACACCCGGATAAAGAATACAAACAATCTGTAGCAGAGTCTTTGAACAGAGATCTGTCTGCTGTAA